CACCGGCTGGAACTTTTACTAACACTTCGTTTTCATAAATAGTTCTTGATGATTTATGTTCTAAGTCAAATTCGTTATGTAATGCATAATGATATTTTGGTAATGGACTTGAAACATTCTCATAATTAAACTTCATTAAATCTTCTTGCCAGTCGTCTGGATTTTTCTTGCGATAATAAACACCAACATTGAACAAAGAATTATTACGACCACCTTCAGGAAAACCCATCGTCATTATATGTTGAAGGCATGGTGGACCATCACTAAACATATCTGTTAATTGAGTTTTAAAATTTTGCAGCTTATCATAAGTTGTTGTTTTCTTTTCTGCGAGCTCTATAAAATCTTTTAAACTTAATTTTTTGCCATTATAGATTGCATGCCTTTCTGTTTTATCCCCATCCCAATAACAAAGATTTATCCAGTTTCCTCTATCACGTTCATTGGCTCTTGATATTTGCTTGGGGAATATTTCTGCTCCACCATAACCTAATTGGGCAGCAAACTCATTTAACTTGGCAACCATATCTATTGCAGCAATCGCAGGTTTACAAAATAAATATAAATGAGCACCACCAGATTTACTCCTGCAAAGTATCAATGGTGTTTTTCTAATTTTCTTTTCTAAACTTTCAAGTGACTCATTTAATTTTGATTCACCACGAATGTCAATATCAATAACTCCAAAGTTGCAAGAGTTATCAAGTTTCAACATTATGATCCCTAATATATAATCACCACCATTTAAGTGATGTTTAAAATTTTCTTCTGTTGCTGGTTCACTGACTGTTACAGCACGACCAGACATCTTGCCATCTGCTTCTTGTTTTTTAACTCTGTACTGACCATGAGCAAGTTCATAACCATTGAACAGATTCATAAATCTTTTTATCATTTATATTCCTTTTTAAAAGTGCAGCTGGAGTTGGGTCCATTAAGTAAAGCGAGAGGACAACTCCAAACTGCACCTATTCATTCCCCGAGAAAACATGCCTCATGCCATGACCCATGAGGGGAGAATGAAACTACATTACATCATCTTGTTCGTCTGGTGATACATTAACCTCACCTGATGTAACCTTGCTCTTGAACTTCCTTGCTGCAAGATATATATCCTGACCATTTGGAAGTTTTTCTAAAATGCCACCTGACTTGGCATCAAAGAGTATTTCGATATTCCAACCGAACCAAGTGCCATTGTCATTCTTTTGTGGCACTGTTGTAAGTTTATAGGCAGTCCAAAACATAGCAGGATTCATAACACCTTCACCATCTGGTCTTGGAATCTGTAATCTATTTATCATAGAGTTCCATTGCTTTGCCTTGCGTAATTGAGATGATGCCATTGATATCATCGCAGGTGAATATAAAGTTCCGTCAATAACATAAACCATATATTCTGCAGTTGGCACAACTTCATTGCCAACATCATTAAAATATTTTCCCAACTCATTTTGTTTACAAGTTGTTAAAATAAAAGGATCATTGCCATGATCTTTTACCAAACCACCTCTGTCTGGTTTCCATTCTAGATGTGTTCTGCGATAACTAATTGGCACCACAGTAATACCTTTTTCACCATCAATGACATCATTGGATACTGTGTCAAGAATATATCCTGCCTCAGCACCTTTGATATAAGCAGGATCTGCTTTCATTGCTTTTGGTGATTGTGCTTGAAGTATATTCAAGCGAGGAATCATAATGTCATCTTGTGACATATTTTCAGATGCTGATCCTGCATCCTGTAGTAATATAGATTTATCGAAAGCCACTACATTGCTCTCTACTTTTTTCTTTATTTCATTGGCCATAATTTTATCTCCTTATCTTGGCTCTGCGACCTGTGTAAATTTTAAACAGATCGTGTGGGATTGATTTCCCTTCAGACAACATTTCTTTTATGTATGCTGTCAATTGTGCAGGATGAACTCCAGTTGATCGTTTGTAAAAAATGCTGCGATCTCTCAATTCCATTGTGAAATTATCACACTCATTATCTTCTGCACGACCAAATTGAACTTCAACATTATTTTTAATTAAGTCACCACCATTATTAGCACGCAACCAATCAAAACATTGATCCTGTCGGACTTGTAATTCTATACGTTCTGTGCCTTTTGCTCTTTCAATAGAGCCTGCACTTGGTATAGAAGCAGAGACAATATCCTCAACTTTAATCTTTGCACCATTGTTTAAAGTAAAGTCTTTGATATTCAGTTCTTGCATTAAATCAGGCAAGGACTGTTCAGCCAACTTCGTAAGATCCTGCTTTTTTCGCTTCAATGATTCTTCAGCTTGTATAATTTCAGTTTGTAAATCATACATCTGTTGAGCCATATCTGCAATTGCACCTAATTCATTTGACGCAGGTGCCACGTCATCAAGCAGATTTATACTCATTTTCTTTCACCTTTCTGAGTTCCAAGGCGACAGGCATGTACCAACCTTTGCGTCGATCCCTCTCACCTTCTTCTACATTGCGTTCCCATCTGAGAACACGGACTGTTGGAGACATTTCAGATGCTATCATACAAGTGATCATAACAGCTATTGGGTCTCCTCCTCCTGGCCAGAGCAAATAATCGTCTGGACTGAAGTTCTTTAATATTCTTTTTGCCTTTTGGATAGATGGTCCAGGAAGAAACTGTGGCTTTTCATTTGGTTCAAATATAACTTCAATCGTTCCATAACGAGTGGCATCAGTTAAATCTGGTGTCCAACCAAATTTATTCTTCACTGGTCTATTCACAACATATACTTTTGGCATATATATCCTTTCTTAATTTTGTTGTGCCACCAGCTTGCCAAGTTCAACCACTAATCAGCTGTACTGAGACAGAGAACAGTCCTTAACTATGTCCACTGCGTAGCACGTTTTATAAATATAACCTTTTATTTGCAAATTAGTAAAGTTTTTATATATAGAAAATAAAATCTGGTGATAAAAAAATATTTTATTAAATTACAAAAACATTGGTTATTGTGGTAACTCTAATTGTTTTATTAATTAAAAACAACATCTTATTTATAGTAACCAAAGACAATAATTAGGAGAAACCAACCCCAGTGTTTGGTAACTTTTTTTTTAAGTCATTGTTTTTATTACAATCTTTTTTCTTTACTTTTCAGAGATTATAAGAGATAATGTCTATATAAATTGAGAAAGGAACTAAAATGATTACAAAATTTGCTATAAAAGTCCACGAAGTTATCACTGATACAAAGACTGGACATTCAAATGAATATCAACCTACATATTTTTCAAAGGTTGTTAACACAATTTCAGAGAGAGTTTCAACAACTCAAAGACCAGAAGTTCTTTTTGCAACAAGAAAAGAAGCATGGGAAGTTGTTTCTGGTTTGCCTGCCACTGGCACTCTTGGTCAGTTTTCATATAAATATACTTACAGCATCGAGTCATTAACATATGGTTATGCCAATCACATTGGTTGGTCAGATGTAAATCCATATGAGATTGTAAAAGTTGTGTCTGATAAAACTATTGACATTAGACCTATGGATGCAACAAGAGATGAAAGTTGGAAACCAGAGTTTGTTTCTGGTGGTTATGCTGGTCACTGTGTTAACCAGTGTGATCAAAAGTGGGATGTTGTTTCAAACGATGATGCTCCACTTGTTAGAGCAAGATTAAGAAAGGATGGTTATTATCATTCTGTTATTGGCAAGCACCTTTTAGGTGATAAACCAAGAAAGTTTTACGATTTTAATTTTTAGTTATTGGGGGATTTATTCCCCCAGCATTTGAGAAAGGAGATATTTATGTCAGGTGCAACAGCAAAACAGTTCCAAGAGTGGGAAAAAAGAGCAAAGAAATGCTCAATCGATGAGTTGGTTTTTATTTGTAAAGACTGTGCAGAAGCAGAGCTCGCAATGAGAGGTTGGAATCCTGAAAAGGAAAATTATTATGCCGACCAGAGAATGACATATTCTGCTGAACTAACAAGACGGAGGAAGAAATGCAAATAGATTTTGATGAGTCTGAAATGTTAGCAATGGCATGTGTATTAGAATGTCATTATGATAGGATCATGTCTGAGTATGATGATTGTTTTAGTGCTGAGGAACATAAAGAGTTCAAAGGATTGGTTTTGAAAATAGAGAAAACTCTTGAGAAGCATGGTGTAAAAAAAGATTGGAGATCTAATAAAAAGTTTATAAAAGAGATTAAAAAACTTTGGGATGTAGAAAAATGATAAAAACAATCGGACTAATTTTAATTTGTTGCTTGAGCTTTCTCCTCACAGTTATGGTTTTTGAACTCATGGTTGGTTGTGGCGAGAGAACTTATTTTGCTGAAGGTCATTGGATAACTAATGAATGTTTATTAATCCCTCACGAACAAGCACATGGCAGGTGGAAATAATTTTACTTTTATTTATTTTTAATCTAAAGTCAATTTAGAAATAATTAAAAACATTATTTCCTCCCATTTCAAATATTTAATATTTATTAAACTTAAAGCTCTCCTCACAGAGAGCTTTCTTTTTGCCCAGAAATAAGATATACAGTTTTATAACAGTTAACCACTGGAAACATAGGTTTTTGGAGAAGAATATATGGCTGCAGAGAAAACAAAGAAGATAACAGTCAAAAGACCTGTTAAAGATGGTCGTCCTGTCAATGTTGAAAAGTTTGATGGAAAGTTTAAATCTGTTGAACCAATGAAGAATCAAAAGCCATCAAGAACAAGACCCAATAGATATAAATGGAATCATCATGCGACAATTAATTGGATTATGGGTCAAGCAGATCCAGTGGGTTTTTTGGCCAATGTTATGAATGGCAAAGAAATATTCCCAGTATATTCAGAGTCAGATGGTGAGATACAAAGCATTGGAAAGATAGGTGCAGACCCAGAGCTGAGAGTTATGGCAGCAAAAACATTGCTCGGCAAATGTGTCCCAGATTTAAAAGCAGTTGAAGTAAAAGCTCAAATAGAAGAAAAGAAGGTGCTGGATATCAGCAAATTAACAGACAATGACCTTAATACAATCGAGCGAGCTCTTGAGCATGCTGTCATTGACGCAAGTCAAGGCAGAGAGGATGAGGAGATCATTGAAGACATTCATCCAGGAGAGTTGGCAAACAGTTGAACCAGGACGAGAGTTCTATGACAACTGGCACATTGATGCAATATCAGAACATCTTCAGGCAGTTGTTGAAGGTGATATTCGTCGATTAATAATTAATATCCCTCCGAGACATATGAAATCAATCGCAGTGGCAGTTGCTCTTCCTGCATGGACATGGGCAATACAGCCGCAGAAAAGATTTTTATTCGCATCATATGCAGGCTCATTGTCAATAAGAGATTCAGTTAAATGCAGAAGATTAATTGACAGTGCTTGGTATAAAAAACATTTTGATGGTTCTTTTAAATTAACAACAGATCAAAACCAAAAGCAAAGATTTGAAAATGATAAAACAGGATATAGGATCGCAACATCAGTTGATGGAGCTTTGACAGGGGAAGGTGGTGACATAATTGTTATTGACGATCCGCACAATGTTCGTGAGGCAGAATCAAATACAGTCAGAGAGGGTGTTCTTGATTGGTGGGATCAAGCAATGCAGACAAGATTGAATGACCCAAAGACTGGAGCATTTGTTATTATTATGCAAAGAGTTCACGAGAAAGACTTGACAGGACATATTTTGGCCAATGACAATGATTGGGATCACCTTTGTATTCCTGCCAGATATGAGATTGGCCATCCAACAGTTTCTAAAAGTTCATTGTTCTTTACAGATCCAAGAACAAAAGAAGGTGAATTATTATGGCCAGAAAGAATAGATGAAAAGACTCTTGAAAATTTAGAGAAAAGTCTTGGCACATATGCATCAGCAGGTCAACTACAACAAAGACCAATGCCCAAAGGTGGTGGTATATTAAGAGCAGAGTGGTGGGTGCCATGGGAGTATGAAGAGTTGCCAGATGTAGAATATGTTATTCAATCTTGGGACACAGCATTTAGCACAAAAGAAAAAACTTCGTATTCTGCAAGAACAACTTGGGGTGTCTTCAGGAGGAATGGTCAGGTGAATGCTATTGTTATTGATATGTGGTATGACAGAGTCACCTATCCAGAGTTGAGAAGAATCGCACAAGAGTCGTTTTACGATTATGAACCAGACGCAGTTCTAATAGAAAAGAAAGCATCTGGTCAAAGTTTAATACAAGATTTGCGTATGGCTGGTGTGCCTGTAATTGAGTATATGCCTGACAGAGACAAAGAAGCAAGAGCACATGCCAGCAGTGCATTATTAGAAGATGGAAGAATTTACTTTCCTTCTAACAGAAAATGGGCTAAAAATTTAATAGACATTTGTGCTGCATTCCCTGCTGGGGACAATGATGACATAGTTGACACATGTACACAGGCATGGTTGAGACTTCGCAAAGGTTGGTTTGTCACTCATTCTTCTGATTATGATGACGACGAAATAGAAACAAAAGAGAGGATAACATTGTATGGCTAGATCCCCAATAAATATCCAAGCTGAAGAGCCAATGTTTGCTGAAGGCGAACCAGCTGATGATTTACAAGTTGAGAATATTGGTGATGACGTTTTAATAGGTGACCCAGCAGAAGACATGGTTCAGGAGGACACTGACTTTGATCAAAACCTTGCTGAAGTTATTGATGAAAGAGAGCTTTCAAAAAAAGCAGATGAATTAATACAGCATTATGAAAATGATAAATCAGCAAGATCCGAGTGGGAAAGAAGATACAAAGAAGGTTTGAGGACACTTGACACTGAAGGTGGTTTAGACGAATCAGAAGATCAAAGAGCATCCAGAGGTCTGAGCACAGTTGTTCATCCTTTAATATCAGAAGCAGCAACACAGTTCAATGCAAGAGCAATCGCAGAATTATATCCTTCTGATGGACCAGTGAAAACAGTTATTGTTGGTGAGCCAAGTGAAGAAGTTGAGGAGCAAGGTCGCAGGGTGCGTGAATATATGAATTACCAGATCACCCAGCAGATGCCTGAATACTTTCCTGATCTAGACCAGATGTTATTTCACCTGCCATTGATCGGACAAACTTTTAAAAAGATATGGTGGGATCCAGATTTAAATAGACAAAAATCTATATTTGTAAAGGCAGAAGATTTTGTTGTTGCACCAGA